TGATGACTCTATCCAAGAAGCAGTAGCAGAAGAGCGTGAGAGGGTGAGGGATCAATATAAGAACTTAAAGCCTATAGATACTGCACCAAAAGACGGAACTACTATTGAAGCTTTATATCCAGACGGAACTTTGACAGATATTTTTTGGAGTGAACGACCAGTATGTATGCTTGGTACAGTAAACGGTGGTTTCCCAGAGGGATGGGCTACTGGTGGTAGAGATACTGATTACAACCTACCGATGGATACACCTATTATGTGGATAGACATCCTCGCCTCACTAGACAAACCATTAACAGAGATGGCAATGGCAGAGGATAAGCACATTAAATTTATAAGCATACTGAAATAATTTTATGGCCAACAAAAATCTCACTAATGCAAAAAAGGCAAAGAATGATGAGTTCTATACTCAATTTTCCGATATTCAAAAAGAAGTCGAGTCTTATCTTGAACATGACCCTAATACTTTCAAGGGCAAGATAGTTTACTGTAATTGCGACGACCCTTTTGAGAGTAACTTCTTTCGTTATTTCGTCTTAAACTTTAATCGTCTGGGATTGAAAAGACTTATCTCAACCAGCTATAAACCTTCACCAGTAGCTAACTCACATCTGGGATTGTTTGGCGACGACAAGACTCTCCCAAAATCAAAAGGACGACCAAAAATCACTGCCAATAAATTTATTATCAACGAGGTTGGTGATATCGACGGAGACGGTTCCTTTACGCTTGAAGATATTGCCAAGCAGCTAAAAGCAAACAAGAACAATGAATGGACTCCGCTTGAAGGTGATGGTGACTTTAGAAGTGATGAATGTGTCGAGTTACTAAAACAATCTGACATTGTAGTCACTAATCCGCCGTTCAGTTTATTTCGAGAATATATTACACAGCTTTTTGAATACAAAAAACAATTTTTAATCATTGGTAATCTAAATGCAGTTACTTATAAAGAAGTGTTTCCCAAAATCAAAGAAAATAAACTCTGGATTGGTTCGACGAATTTTAATACCGGTATGTATTTTTTAGTACCAGACGATTTTGAACATACTGATACTTATAAGTTTCAACGAAAGCAAAATGGAGTTAAAGTAAATCGTGTACCCGGTGTTTGCTGGTTTACCAATCTTGATCATGGAAGAAGGCATGCCCCAGTTCAATTCATGACCTTGCAAGATAATCTAAAATTTAATAAAAGGATGCGAGATAAAGATTATTACGATCATTATGATAACTATGATGCAATTGAAGTTTCTTTCGCAGACTCAATTCCAAGTGACTTTAGTGGAATTATGGGGGTTCCAATTACTTTTTTAAATAAATACAATCCCGAACAGTTTGAAATTTTAGGAGCAACACAAAGAGGTTGTCACGAGGAAGTTCCAGATACAAAAAAATACGACGATTATTGGGAGGTGCGACAAAATGGAAAAAGAACAGGTTCTTCAGGAGGTAAAACAAATGAGAATGCCAATTTACTTGGAAATGATGGGAGAAAAAATTATTTTATAAATATGGATGGAAGAATAATTCAGTCAGCTTATCAGAGGTTGTTTATTAAACACAAGAAAGGTTGTAAAAATTATGGACTCTAACAAAATATCAGATATGAAATGCAAAGGTTGTGACAAGCAACTCACTGAATCAGAGCTTGCCGTCATGACTCAATATCACTTTGATAGATGTGTTGAATGCAGAAAAAAACAACAGAAGTATAAATGATAAAATGAAACTATGGCAAACAAAAGAAAAACAAATACCGAAGTGGACGCTACTGAAGAAGAATTAAAGATCATTCTTGCTGAAGTGAAAGCTGGCAAAAAAATAGGTAGACCAATCAATGTAGACGTTGAAAGGCTCAGTATATTTTGGTTCTGGTACAAACAGACTAGAATGATTGAATGGAGCCTAGAACAGGCAAAAATCAGTGAGCAGACATATAAAACTATCAAGGATTCAAAAACCTTTCAACGGTTGCTCACCCTCAGAGCTGAAGATCTGAAAGCGGTATCGTTTATCAATCTCAGTAAAGCAGTCAGAGGAACACCACCAGGGAAACGAAAAGAACTTGTCTGGGATCATAAAGCAGGTGAGGATGGGAAGGGTGCAATGGTTATCGGTGAAGTAAGTGTACCAGCAATACCAGGAAACATTGACGATAGCAAATGGTTATTGTCTCAAGTCTACTCAGTGGGCAGGCCAGAGGCGAGTGATGATAGTGTTCCACAGATTGGAGCACCACAAAATGAAGCGCAGGCAGAGCTGATGATTAAAATATTTAATGGACATTATGACCACAGAAATAAACAACAATCAGATACAAGCGGAGATGGATCAGGAAAATCTTCCAGGTCCAAAGGAACTGTTACAGGGGATAATACTCCGAAGGGATAAAGTCCTCCTACACGCTTGGATCAAATACCACTTTAGACTCGATATTCCTCGTGTCGCTATTTGTCATGACCACTGTGCACCGTTTGACTTCATATCTGATTACATTTTTGACAATATAGATTTTGGTGTCGTTGTTGCAAATCGATCAGGTGGTAAAACACTTGATTTTGGTGTTCTTGATACATTGATGGCATATCTCAAGGATGAAACAGAAATCGCCACAGTGGGAGCTATTCAATTTCAAGCACAAAAGGGGTACGAATACTTCAAAGACTTTTCTTCACTTTTTCCGTTTGCTCACAATATCGCTTCAACAACCATGAATCGCACAGAGTTGAAAAATAAATCAAAGGTACAAATCCTCACTGGTACAATGTCAGGCGTTAACTCACCTCACCCACAACTTGTCTTTTTAGATGAAATAGACTTGATGATCTGGCAGATTCTACAGCAAGCACTCTCAATGGCTCAATCAAAGAAGGGTGTCAAAGCAAAAACTATTCTCACCTCAACTCGAAAGTTTGCTAATGGTCCAATGCAAAGAATGCTTGATGAAGCCAAAGAACGATCAGCCAAAGTCTACATGTGGTGTATTTGGGAGGTAGTTGAGCCATTACCAATTGATGATCCTCAGAAGTTAAAACAGATTTATGACCTCTTTGGAACCCAACTACCAGAAGGACTTGAAAAGAAGCGCTGGCTTGAACCTAACTCAAAGGGTGAAATGGTCGAAGAAACCTCAGGATATTATTTCTGGGATGACGTAATCACAAAGTATAAAACACTTGACGATGATACATGGGAAACTGAATGGGTCTGTTCAAGACCAGGGCTCAAAGGTGTTGTCTATGGTGATAGTTTCTCAGATGACAATAATATGCTGGTTGAATGGACACTAGTTGGCAAAGGTGGCTATGTTTACATTTTTGAGGACTTTGGGTTTGGTGAAGGACACCCAGACGTTGTGCTTTTCTGTTGGATACCAGAGGCAATGGATCGAATGGTTATATTTGATGAACTCTATATGGATCATCTTGGTACAGAGGAAATATGGAACTCAGTCAGTGATAAACTAGCCGGTTATGGTTTGAAGCTACCAGACAAGGCCACAGGGTCAAAGGGAAGCGTCCGGGGTTGGGTGCCTGACCCTCATGGACTCACCGAAATAGAAGATAGAAAGCTCAAGGGTGCACCAATCCTCAATGTTCAAGAAGATAGTGGAATGCTTCGAGTGAATAATGGTATCAATCTTGTGAAGCGATTATTCAAATCAGGTCGCCTGATGATAACTGATAAATGTCCACAGCTCAGGCTTGAGGTTCTTTCATATAAAAGAAAACTACTTGCTAATGGACTATATTCAACAGAACCAGAGAAGAAAGACGATCATGGACCAGACGCACTCCGGTATGGCGTTATTCAGCTATTCAAAAGAATTGCCAAGGCGTTTTTGCCACCAGATAGATCAAACAGACCACAACCACCAATGAAACCAGTTGAGGATAAACGACCTTGGGTACCAAAAGTTGAAGCACCTTCAAGATCGGGTATTGGAGGACTGACCACAAATAGCAATGATTGGAAGTAAAATCGGGAATTGTCCAAGATTGTCGGATGCTTTCAAAAGGATAATTAAACTGTTATCATTGATTTATGGCAAAGCAAAGCACATCAAAAGTACCAGTACCCAAAATCAACTCCTCAGGTAAAGCACCAACTGAAATAGGCGATTCAGCAGGTATTGCCCTCAATGGAATCATTGTATCTAAAGATTACAATTACAAGTTTATGGGTTCGCGCAGAGTAGCTATTTATGATGAAATGCGCTGGGGTGATGCAACAGTTAAAGCCACACTTCTTGCAATCTTTTTACCTATTCTTTCAGCTCGTTGGAGAGTTGATCCAGCCAGTGATGACAAACTAGATGTTGAAGTTGCAGAGTTTGTTGAAAAAGAAATCATGGATGAAGGTTCAAGAACATGGGAAGAAACACTCGGTGAAATCTTGCTCTATTTAGTATATGGTTCAATGCCTTTTGAGATTATCTGGGAATGGCGACCAGACATGAAGCTTGGACTTCGCAAACTTTCACCTCGATATCCAGACACAGTTCTTCAATGGCAATTAAAGAATAAAAACAATGGCATTCTTCAACAGACTGTAAAT